CAATAAAGTTACCAGCTGTTAAAATACCTTTAAAGTTTGGAGTTGTTCCGTTACCATACAAAACTTGAGAATCTAATACTTTTTTGAAACGCTCTGGAATACGAGATTGTAAAAAAGCAATAAAGCCCGGTATGTTTTGCATCGCTTTACGCGTTACTCTCATCCATCCTGCAATAGTTTCTACCGCTACAGTAGCTTCTATTAAATCAAAATCAAATTGAGACTTTGTTGCTCCTTCTGCTGTCGGTGCAATTGCGCCTTCTCCTACTCCATTTTCACGCATGAAAGTGTAAGTATTACCTGGCCCAATATTACCACCTGGCATCAAGTCCATAATATGAACTTTGCGATTTGGATTTTCGATAATACCTGGCGCAAGTAACTCGCCGTAACGTGTACCACCCGTAACATTACCAGTCGAAAAGTCTCCTACTGCTTTAAGCTCAATAATTACGCTCTTTGATTCCTTGCGCTGAAATTTAGCAATTTCATCCGTTTGAGCTTCCATTGCATCTTTTAGTTCTTGACCAAACGACTTAGTGCCAACCGTGACGATTTTATTAGCTTGCAATTTAACGTCTAATTTATCAGCGTGATCCTGAACGACTTTGATTTGTGCTTTAAAGTCAAGCTCTAAAGTGTCTTTCATTGCCTTAATTTCATCCGCAAATAAACCTTTTGCCGTTGCTTCAAAAGCCTTTATCTCGATAGAGATTTGCTCCTTGTTTTTTGTGTCTAAAGCGGTTTCTAATCCTTTTTTTAAATCCGCTAATTGCTCTTCTAAAGTCATTATTTAATATTTAGTGATTGAGTGAATGATTTAATTATATTAATTTGCTCAATCGGCTCTACTTTGTGAGTGTCATCTAACGGCTCTAAAGTGAGTGATTTTAATATGTCCTCAACCTGTATCAGCCTTGCATCTGAATAAGGTATGTTGTACATTTTTGTCAATAGTTCTATAAATTCTTTTGAATTGTTAACCGACTTAATACCAGTTGCAAAAGCCAATGAATTAGATCCCCATGATGTTAAAAAAGAATATTCCTTTAAGTTGTATTCTTTAATAATTTTGCTGTTTTTAGTATCTCTTTGAACAACTGAATATCCAATTGACAAATCAGCATCTTGGTTATTATCTGTTGTTAGTTTAACATCATAAAACATGTCTTTTCCTAATTCGGTATTCATGTTAAATTGAGTAACCGTTTTAAGCCCGTACGTATCGTACGCGTCTATTTCTTTTGGTACTCCAATCATTAACTTGCGGTCATGATTTTTATATACCCTAAGTTTTCTAATATTTTCCGATACCGTTTTAACAAATGAACCATAAGCGGAAATGTCGCCATCGCTGTCCTCGTTATTATAGGCATTTGCATACGCTTCGACTACTCCTTTTGTAGGGTCTAAATCTTTAATCTCCGATAAGAATTTCTTTTGCATTTGTTCCATCACTGTAAAATTAATTAAAAAAACTAATAAACTATAAAAAATATTAAATTTATTTCGTTTTACGGTATTTTGTGGTATATTTGTGTTTATTAATTTATAGACGAAAATATGATACAGGCAAACGAATTAAGAATTGGGAACGCAACAAGTAAAGGGGTAATAAAAAGTATCTTAGAAAATGGCGTACATTTTGGTTTTGGAAAATGCTCTACTTTTAGCAATTTAGAACCAATCCTATTAACCGAAGAAATACTTTTGAAATTTGGCGCAATAAAACAAACAGTAGTTTTAAAATATGGTAGATTTATATTAAGACTTAAAAAAGATTATAATTATTGGCATGTAACCGATTTGGAAACGATGGGTTATTTAAGTAAAATTGAATTTGTACATGAATGGCAAAACTTTGTTTTTGTAATGAACGGCGAAGAACTTACTATTAATTTATAGACAAAATGAATACAAAAATAGGTAACTTAAAAATTAATGGACTTAGTGAAGAAGGCTATTTCCTATTTACAATAAATCATTCGCCTAGGTTAATAAACATCGACCAAGCCGAAGACCTTATATTATTTCTACAAAAAGAAATTGCAAATCACGAGCTTAAAAAACTAACTGAAAAATTTACAGAGGGGCTTGATTAAAATAAATTAAACAATTTAATAGATAAAAAAACATCATGTTAAACAAATTATCAACAGAAATTCACAAAAACGCCAAATCAAAAGGATTTTTTGATAGTGAAAAAAACATTGGCGAAATGCTTTGTCTAATCCATTCAGAGGTTTCAGAAGCACTTGAAGCAGATAGAAAAAACCATTATTCTGCAAAAAGCTGGAATTTAGAAAATAATGTTGATTTAGATGATTTAGACACCTCGACTAAAAAGCAATATTTTAAAGTGGAATTTGAAGTGGCTATTAAAAACACATTTGAAGATGAATTAGCAGACATTATCATTCGAGTTCTCGATTTATGCGCTTTTAAAGGAATTGATATTGAAAGTCATATTAAAATGAAGATGGCTTATAATTCACTTAGATCTCACAAACACGGTAAAAAGTATTAGGGTATCCGCTGCAATCGTTAACGCAAAAAAATAAAATTATATGAAATTATATAAAGTATTAAAAACCGTAGCAAATTCTATTAAGATATTTAAAGACACTAACTATGTAGTTGCAACTTCTATAATAGAAGTTGCAGCTGCATTTCCTGAATCAGAAGAAATACACTTAGTTAGTGAAGATGTTAAAATAATAAACGACTTACCTATATGAAAAAAATAAGAATAGAGACAACTGTTTTACCTTTAATAGTTGCTAAAATTTCCGAACAAGCAAAAAAAGAAAAACGATCACCAATGAGCGTTGTTAGAAATATTATTAATAGTTTTTATGAAGATAGTAAATGATAGTAATACATAAAATTGAATTAGAAATAATTGATAGACAAAATATTGATTTGAGTTCTGGTTTTCAAGTCCTTGACATACAATTACAAAACGATAAATTTGTATTGTGGGCAAAATTAGACATTGAAAGAGATGTTAAAAATGTTCCTATTGTTTGTTTTTTTACAGGCGAGCCATTACCATTAAACGAAATGATTTATATAAAAACTATTCAACACGAGGGATTAGTTTATCATTTTTTTTACTTGTCCTAAACCCTAATAGCAAAACCATCACCATCTAACACAGGTACCCATGCAAAAGCGCATCGGCAATTTATAACATTGCCTGCGCTACCTGTTACATCGCCTGGATATTCCATTTCGTTAATTACGCCCTTATTAGAAGTCATTATAAAATTTTCATTCTTACCTACTCTTTTTTCGTTCATTGCTAAATGATTCCAATCTTCTGGCCTCCCATCTCTTGTCCGTTCGTTTTGCGCACTTAGCCAAACCTTTTCAAGTAGTATTCCTGAACTATTACCGCTTATCATTGCAGCATGATTAGCAGCTGCTGTTGTTTCTGTCCTAGCAATTCTCAAAGCTTGGTACCTTGTAAAGTTTGGCAAAACTATTGAACGTCTTATAAATCTTTGCATTTCGTCAATAGATAGGTTTTGTTTCTGAGCTTGAATTACCAGCTTAATTATTTCTTTGGCTAATGTTTCACTTACCGAAGTAATCCGCTGTCCTGCATTTTCTTTAACCCATTGAATAATAGTATTTAAAAATTCATCAGAAAACAAGGATCTATTAAAATCTTTAATATCCTTATTTATTCCAGCACCTACTCGTTTGCCATGAACTAAACCAATTTCGCTATAAACTTTTATATAAGCGTTTTCAATTGTTTTAATATTTAACCCTATGTTTAGTTTAATTGAAGCGGAGGCGGTTAAATAACTAAATGTAATAGGTATTTTATCCGCTACCTCTCTTAGTGATTTGTTAAATACCTTGTAAGCCATATTTTCATAAGCTTTATGATATTTTAACCATTGATTTAGGTATTGGGTTGAGTTCATTTAAGCTCCCAAATTAAAAGCCTTACTAATTGATAAATCACTTATTAAAGCATCTTCTAAAGGTATCAATCCTGTTTTAATAAAATGTTGTTTCATTTCCGATTTACCAGTTTCAGGGTATCTTAATGCAACCCTAAACTCTTCAGGTGTAATAGCTGCATTATCTAAAGCTATTGCCAACCATTCGCAAAGGGTTTTCATGTCGCCCTGCATTTCTGGCAATTCTGAAATATCAAAAATACATTTTACATTCCCTAAATCTTTAAATCTTGGATAGTAACTATTATTTAAAGCATCTTCATAAATCTTTAAATCTGGAGCAATTCTGTTGCTTATAGCTTGAACCCATGCAGCATTCATATTGTCGTACTTCGCTCCATCGTCATTATTCAGTAGCTTATCTGACCATCCTAAGGCATTACAAATAGATTTTTGAGCATCTTTTTTAAATTCTAAAGGTTGCAAATCTTTGGTATCTACACTAACTTTTGTAAATCCTAAGGGAGCGCTCGATCCAGCTATCCTGCCTAAATTATCTTCACTTGCTTGCATTTCAATTAATCGGCTTTTTATATCCGTTGCTTGGTCTGGTGTTAAAGGGGTTTGACCGTCTTTTGCATGAATGAAGCCATAAGAACCGCCCGACTTAATAGTTTTTATAGAATTGTCATTAATTACATTTTGAAGTTGAATGTCTAATAAAATAGCTGCTAATGGTGATCTTCCGTATAAATGTGAACCGCTTAAATCATAATTAGGATTTGCATACTTTGAATGTATAATGTCCTCTTCTTTAAATTTAATATAAACATTTCCTATTGTTAAAATGTAATAATCAATAGGGCTTTCTAATTCCAATAATTTAGCTTCTGGCTTTAATACGATTTGCATTAAATGAGCTGGCAATAAAAACCTTTGCATTGGTTTACCTGCATTTGCTCCTTCTTTTGGTGATAAAATATATTGATAAGCGTTACCAGTTAACAACATAAAAGTTTCCCATAGCTCCTTAAATTCTGTATCGTTTTGGTAATAATTTGGCTTATTTAATGGGTCGTCAATCTCAATTTCATTAAATGCTTTCTTTTCGTAAATCCTTTTGTTAGCTAATTCTGCAGCTCCTAGAGATTTGGTATATAGTTTCTCAAAGGATTTAAACGCTTTCTTATCCTCAACCGTTTTCAATATACTCGGAACGCTCGCAAATTTCCTGGCTATTTGACTAACTAATGAATATACATCGCTGTTGTGGTTGTAAGCTTGCTGTACATACGAGATATTGTTATTGTCGTACTTTGTATATGAACCTCCTAAATACGAAAAAAAAGCCTCGTTAAATAGATTAGTCATTGCCGTTTTTTGACTATTTATCATTTTAAACGGATTGCGAATAATTAATGCCATATTCAAAGATATAATTAAAATGTGAAAAAGTTATTTTTGTTTCCTATTTGGCTAAAAACAGCATACCTTACAGCATCTAAACAATGATTAAACGCATCTATCGGAGTATTAGACTTTTTATCACTCCAAACATAGTTATTTAGTTCCTTTATTAGGTTTAAACTATCGGCATCAATAATTAATTCAAAATCTAATAAAACGGCTATACCAGCAATAATAGATCCTTTACCTTTAATAGTTTCTTTAATATTTAATCCGTAATCTTTTATTTCTGTAATAAGTCGCGGCTCTGCACTATCGGCATAAATTAAAGAGTTTCCTGCATGGTGTTTATTTAAAGAAGCTATTTCACTTGTCGTAAGTTTTGGTCTGCAAAAACATTCTTTTATATATATATTTTTATTATCTAAATCGATAGACGTTTTAATTAATGTAGTCGGATCAATACTAAAACCAAAATCTTGACCAAATATAGGAACTCCGACTTCTTTAAAAGTGCCTATTTTCCAATTATTAAATATTACACCTTCTGCTTTATCTAGCCATCCACCTAAAACAACATGATTGTATTTATTTATATTTTTTATCTTAATTTGTTCAACCTGAAAAATAAAACTTTCATCTAAGTTATTTTTGTTTTCTAAATATGTTGAATGTATATAGGTTGTGTTTTCTTTTATTTCTGTAGAACCCGATTGAACTCCGCATCCCTCAAAGAAACGTTTATAAATCCAATGTTCTTTAGTGCTTGGATTCATTATTAAAATTACTCTATTCTTAACTCCTTTTTGTCGTACCGATAAATCTATTCTATCAAATGTAGGCTCGTCTGTTAGTTCCTCAGCTTCATCTATTACAAGCGTATTAATACCCTGCAGAGACTTTAAATTAGCTGTATTATCTTTTGAACCTGTTTGAATACCTCTAAATAAAATTGAATTACCGTTTTGTTTATTTATTATTTCGGTTTTGGTAATATCAAACATGAATGATAAACCTAATAAATCTATTTTTTCCTGAAATTCTGGAATAATCGAAAGGTAAGCAGAAGTTAAAGTTTTTCTTAAAAATAGTATTTTTTGGTCATCTTCTAGCATCAAAAGACAAAGAAAAGTATTAACGCTAAATGATTTACCCGATCCACGCCCACCAGTTATTATAAAATACCTGCTTTTATCTAAGATTAAAGATTCATATTTTTTATTAATTGTAAGCACACTATTTAAACTCGATTAAGTCTTTTAGATTGATACCTGTAATATTTACATTGCTTTCGGATTCAATAGTCATTTTGGGCTTACCATATCTATATTCCATAAATAATTTTAAAGCGCTAAAATCGCCATTGATTAAAAGATTTTTAAGTAGATTTAAGGCGGTTTCATCCATCGGAGATAGTTTATCTACTAAACTAGCTTCGTCTGCTTTAGATTTTCGTCCTGCGCCTATCCTTGCGCCACCTCTGTTGCTCTTGTCCATTGATTAAAAATTGATTATTCAAAAACAAATTTACACAAAATTTTGAATTAACCCATCAAGATTATCCCTCAACTGATCTATATCAGATTGATTAAAGCTTTTATTTATTCCTGATGACTTGTTCTTATAGCTGCCATAAGCTATTCCCATCATTTTAGCCATTGCTCGATTGGTAAAGCCAAAATAGTCTTTTATTCTGACTTGTGTTTCGTGGTGTGTGTTCATTAGTTAGTTTATTTTACTAAATACATTTATCGCAGATAGGATCTCCGTAGTTCGATACCGAGCCTTCTTTATCAAAATTAAAATCCCCCCCGCAACAAGAACAAGTTTTATAACCTAATTCTTTGAAGCAAACATCGCATAAATTTATAAATACGTTCCTTGCGTCCATTTTTCCACAATTTTTGCACTCGCTAATAATTGTTCGTTTATTGTTTTTATCAAAGGAGGATGTAATTTTTAAACTTCTATTTTCAAACGGAAAATATCGTGTGCTAATTTTTGTCAT